AATAAAGTAGCAGTTCAAACCATTTTAGGTGTTAGGCTTGAAATACAAGTCAACTACGAGTCTTGGAGAATATATGCCTAATCCCCCTAAACCTGTTGAGCTAAAAAGGCTTATTGGTAACCCTGGCAGACGGCCTTTGCCGAAGGATGCTGTGGAGTTACCTCAACTTGACATGAAGCCTGTACCTTTGCGCCCTTTAGGTGATACTGGTATGGCTTTTTGGGATGAAGCATGGAATAAGGGTCAGTTGTGGTTGGGTCGTACTGATGCTTGGCTTGTACAGTTAACGGCTGAAATGTTGGATGAGCGTGATGAGTTGCGCCTTCTTCTTGCTGAAAGGGTTGCTAGTGGCGATAATGATTCGTGGCGTGACCGTAGGCAGTTGCGTGATTTAGAGCGTTCTTTGATTTCTAACTTGTCTTTGATGGCTTGGACTCCTGTTGACCGTTCTCGCTATGGTTTGGCTGAGGTTAAGGCTAAATCTAAGTTGGCTGACTTTATGGAGAAGCATGGGTAGTTGGCCACCTGCTTGGCTGACCCCTGTTTCAGAGCAAGAAATTGCTAATGGTAAGGGTGATGCTGTCATTGCTTTTGCTGAAACTTTTGGAATTATCACTAAGGACTCGGTTGCTGGTAAGGCTGGCGTAACTTTGCAGTTGCGTGACTGGCAGAAAGAGTTGCTTCGCCATGTTTTTGCTTATGATGAGTTGGGTTTGAAGCACCGTATCAATTTGATTGGTATGCCACGCAAGCAAGGTAAGTCTGCTTTGGCTTCTACGCTTGGTGTTTATGGTCTTTTGGCTCAGGGCATTAATGGTGCTGAGGTTTATTCGTGTGCAGCTGATAAAGACCAGGCTCGTATTGTTTTTGGTGATGCTAAGAAGATGATTGAATCTAGTCCTGACTTGATGGAGATGGTCAAGTTGTATAGAGATGCTATTGAAGTGCCTTCTACTGGGTCTGTTTATCGTGTTCTTTCGGCTGAAGCCTTCAGTAAAGAGGGTCTGTCTCCAACATTTGTGATTTTTGATGAAGCACATGCCCAACCCAATAGGGAACTCTTTGATGTTATGTCTTTGGCTCAGGGCGCTCGTGGAAACATGGCTTCTATGGTGGCTATTACTACTGCTGGCGTAAAATCGGACTCTACGGGACAGGATAGTATCGCCTATTCGCTGTATCAGTATGGTCAGCGTGTGGCTCGTGGTGAAGTTATTGACCCAACTTTCTTTATGAGTTGGTGGGAAGCCCCTATGGAAGCAGACCATAGACTTCCTGAAACTTGGTACATGGCTAATCCTGGTATTGATGACATTTGTGCTTTATCTGACTATGAATCTGCTGTTTTGAGGACACCTGAGTCGGAGTTTAGGACTAAACGCTGTAATCAATGGGTTTCTAGCCAAATTTCGTGGCTTCCTACTGGCGTTTGGGATGCTATCGCTGAACCTGAAGAACTTGATGTTGATGCAGAGTATGTTTTAGGTTTTGACGGTTCGTTCTCTGGAGATACAACTGTTATTGTTGGTTGTCGCAAGGCAAGACATGAAGAAGATAAACCTTATGTTTTTCTTGTGAAGGCTTGGGAAAAACCTGTTGATGCTGATGATACTTGGCGTGTGGACATTTTAGATGCTGAAAACGCTATAAAAGACTTTTGTGCAAAGTATAAGGTTCGTGAAGTTGCTTGTGACCCTTTCCGTTGGCAGAGGTCTATGGAAGCGTTAGCAGATGTTGGTATCCCTATTGTTGAATGGCCTTCTACTTCGGCTCGCCGTATGATACCTGCTTGCGCCAACTTCTTTGATGCTGTCGTTGAGAAGCGTATTACCCATGACGGTAATCCGTTGTTGGCTCGCCATTTGAGTAACGCTGTTGTAAAAACAGATAATCTTGGTGTAAGAATAGTTAAAGAGAACCGTTCTAGTAATCGCAGAATTGACGCAGCTGTTGCAGCAATCTTGGCGTATGACCGAGCAGGGGCTAAAATAGAGAAGCGGATAGTGCCAAAGTTTTTTGGATAGGAAAATTATGATTTCTTCAATAATTCAAGCAATAGGCATCATTGTTATAGCGACAGGTATCGCTCTAATTTATCCGCCAGCAGGTTTAATTGCTTTAGGCATAGGCACACTTCTTTTTGGTTTAGCACTTGGAACGGATAAATAATGCTAAATAAACTTCTCAATACTCGCTCAGTTTCTTACCAAAGCATTTTCTCTATGGGTGGAGATTTTGGTACTGAAAGCCAAGCAGGTATAAACATTACAGGTAAGAACGCCTATGAAGTTGTTGCTTTCTTTTCTGCTGTAAGCCTTATCAGCGACACTATCTCTACCCTTCCTGTTGATTCCTTTATTCGGGTAAATGGTGAGCGTAAACCTTATAGACCTAAGCCAGCATGGGTTGAACAACCAGATGTTGATACTACCCGTCAAGCACATTATGGTTCTGTCGTTTCATCTTTACTTGTATTCGGTAATTCTTACACTCGTGTTTTTAGAGATAACAAAGGTGATGTAGTTAACCTTGTTGTTTTAGACCCAACAAAGATGGAAGTTCGCCGTTCTGCTATCGGTAAGAAAATCTTTATTTACGCTGATGAACCTAAACCTTTAAACTCAGATGAAATTATTCACATCATTGATTTAGCGACACCAGGTTCTTTAACTGGATTATCCAGAGTAGATAAATTAAAAGATGCTCTTGGTGTTGCTACTGCTTTACAAGCCTATGCGGCTCGTTTCTTTGACCAAGGTTCTACAACCAATGGAATCATTGAGTATCCTGGAGAATTAACTCCTGAAGAAGCAAAAGACCTTCGTGAAGGTTTTGACTCTCGACACAGGGGATATAAGAAAGCGCATAAGACTGGTGTTTTATCTGGCGGTGCAAAGTATGTTACTACTTCTGTTCCTAATGACCAAGCACAGTTCTTAGATTCACGCCGTTTTGCTGTTGAAGAAATTGCTAGAGCATTTAACATTCCTCTACATATGCTGGGTATTCCTGGTACTGCTAGTTATGCTTCGGTTGAACAAAATAACCTTCAGTTTATTTCTCACACACTTAGACCTATTTTGGAAAAAGTGGAGTGGGCTTATAGTCGTGTTCTTCCAAGTTCGGCATTCATCAAATTTAATTTTTCTGCTTTACTTCGTGGAGACCTTCAAAGCCGTTACCAAGCGTATTCAATCGCTACTCAGGCTGGTTTCAAGTCAATTAATGAGATTAAGAAACTTGAAGATGAGCCAGCAGTTGAAGGTGGAGATGCTTTCAGAGTGCCATTAGCAAATGTGAACATTAATGCTGCTGACCTTTCTGAAACTGAAGCCAAAGTTAAGATGGCCGATACTTTGATTGCTGCTGGATTTGACCCTGAATCTGTGCTTTCACAACTTGGTTTACCTGCTATCCCTTATGTTGGGAATAGTCCTGCACCTACTGGAGTTGGTAATTAATGATAAATCCAGGAACATACAACATTACTTGTCCACAAGGTGCAACCTTTGATAAAACATTTACTATCAGCGTTAGTGGAACACCTAAAAATTTGACTGGCTATACGGCAGCTATGCAAGTTCGTGAAACCTATGATTCAACTTCAACTATTTTGTCTTTGACTTCTGGCACAGGCATTACTTTGGGTGGAACTGCTGGAACTATTGCTCTTCTTGTCTCTTCTACTGCTACAACAGCTCTTACTGAAGGTTTCTATCAGTATGACCTTGAAATAACTTCGGGTGGTGGAGTTACTGACCGTTTGCTTCAGGGTAAGTTTGTTGTCACACCACAGGTGACACGATGACAGATGTTTCAGTAACAGTCATTGAAAGTAACCCATCTATTACTGTTTCAGATGGTGATGTAACTATTGATGTGATTGAATCTTCTGTTTTAGTAAATACAGACAATAACATTTTGCAAGCAGTCAGTTTTGATGCCGTAGCAGCTAACATTCTTCCAGCACAAACTGGAACATATAGTTTAGGTTCTTCTTCCAGGCGTTGGTCAGATGCTCATTTATCAAATGTTGTTTTTAATGATTCAACTACTCAAACAACAGCAATGCAGTCTGGTGCTTCAACAAGTTACACACCTTTATTTCAAGATGGTGGAACTTATAGTGCAACTCAAAATGGTGCTTCAGGCTCATACATAAAAAATGGAAAATTATGTTATTTCAATGTTTTTTTTAATTTTACTTATGTAACTAATTTTGGAACAACACAATACAGTATTACTTTACCTTTTACATCATCACAAGAAATTGTTTTTCGTAATGGAACTTACCATGATGCTTCAGCAAATAATACCTATCATTTGACTGGTCATATTAACGCTAATTCAGATGTTATGACTTTGTTTTATACCACTTCAGGGCAAGACCAAATTTTTGACCATAATTCACCTGTAACTATTACTACGGCTGATTCACTACATTTATCTGGAATGTTTGAGACAACATAATGGCTATTCCTTGGCCAGCATCTCCAGCCGTAGGTGATACTTTCACTTATGGTGGAATTACTTATACTTGGAATGGTGTTGCGTGGGTTAATGCTATAACTAATACTCCTGCTGGAACTGCTGGAGTTTTGTCTGTAACAGCCAGTTCACCAATTAGTTCTTCTGGTGGAACTGCACCAAACATTACTATTGACCAAACACTTCTTTCTATAACTAAAAGTCAGATAAGTGATTTTACTTCTGGTACGGTTGCTTTTTCTAGTACTTCTGGTACAGCCGTTTATGCTTCTACTGCTGGTACATCTGTCTATGCAACTACGGCTGGTACAGCAGACTATTCAACTCTTTCAGGTACAGCCGTAAACATTTCTGGTTCTATAACTCGGTCAAAAGTTAGCGATTTTGCTACGGGTACTGTTGCTTCTGCAACTTTAGCTGGTACGGCTACTTATGCGACTACTTCTGGTACAGCCACTTATAGCACTACTTCTGGTACGGCTGTTTATGCTACTAATGCTGGTACGGCAGTAGGTATTTCTGGTTCAATAACAAAATCACAAATATCGGACTTTACAGCTGGTACTGTGAATACAATTTCTGGTTCAATAACAAAATCACAAGTTAGCGATTTCACTTCTGGAACAGTTACAACTATTTCTGGTTCAATTACAACTACACAAGTCACAGGTACTGCTGTAATAACTTCTGACAGTCGTTTATCTGATGCTAGAACACCAACTGCACATACTCACGGAAACATAAGTAATACTGGAACTCTTACAACAGTTATAACGCCTTCTGCATCAGTAGCAGTTTTAGCAAATAGTTCAACAAATACAATAGGTCTTTTAGGAACTGCTACAAGTGTATCTACACAGTTTTTGCGTGGAGATGGAACATGGCAAGTTCCTGCTGGTGGTAGTAGCGGTGTAATACCTAACTTTAGAGTTTTTCCAACTGGAAACTATTTCACGGCTAAAGCAACTGGGTCAACATCATCAGTAACATTGACAATGACTGCTATACCTTTTTGGGTATCAACATCAACAACTTTTACTAAAATCGGTATCTATGTTTCAAGCACAGGTTCTTCAAGTGCTTTTAGATTAGGCATTTGGAACAATAACGCAACAACAGATAAACCAGATACTTTATTTGCAGACTATGGAACTGTGTCAACAACAAGCACAGGATTTAAAGAAGTTACTGGACAAACAATCACTTTGTCTGCTGGTTTATGGTGGATTGGTGGAGTAAATACAGGTTCACCTGGTGCGACAGTTTCTGCAACTATAATTGGTTATCCATTACATCCAATTCCGCATACATCTGCACCATCATCAACTAGCGCATATAACGCCTATTCTGGAACATATGTTTCTGGAACTTTACCAACATTTGTCGGTGCATCTACTCCTGCAACACAAGGTTTTCTAGTTTGGTTAGGATTGTAAATATGGGTTTAAATACAAGTTATGGGGATGGTGGTTTTTGTGAGAACTGTGATGAAACACATGGGCATCCATTACATAACATTATTGCAGAATATGAAGTCGCTGACCCAGAATTAAGTCAAGAAGAATTACTTAAACAATCTGCTAAAAATAAATTGGCAGTTTTAGGTTTAAGTGAAGAAGAAATTAAAGCGTTGATTGGAAACTAATGCCATATTTTATTAGTGATAAGCAAGATGATTGCTCTGGTTGGGCTACTTTAAAGGTTGAAAATGGTGAACCTACTACTATTGCCTGTCATCCTACTAAGACTGCTGCTATAAAACAGATGGTTGCGTTATCTTTGGCTGAGAAAATTGACCCTGCTGGTGAGTATGGTAAACGAGCTGTTGCAACCTATAATCCACCACAAGGCGTTATTGCTGCTGCTAAGAGGGCTTTAGTTTGGATTGCTGATGGTAAGGCTGGTAGTGGGTTTACTTCTGTTGGTAGGGCTAGGGCTTCACAACTTGCTTCAGGTAATTCTGTTTCTGCCGATACTGTTACTCGTATGAAGTCATACTTTGCTAGACATGAAGTAGATAAAAAAGCTACTGGTTTTCGTTCTGGTGAAGATGGTTTCCCTAGTGCTGGTAGAGTAGCGTGGGATGCTTGGGGTGGGGATGCAGGTCAGTCTTGGGTAAATGGTTTGGCTGATTTCCGTAAGGCTGGCGGTAAAAAGGCTGTTATTTCTGATATTGATGATACTTTGATTCATGCTGGTAAGCGTATGGATAAGACTTACAACTATCTTGAATCTTTAGATGTAGATGTTTTGTTGGTTACTGGCAGACCTGAATCAACCAGAGATGCCACTACTAAACAGTTAGCAGATTTAGACATTAGTTACAATCGTCTTTACATGAATACTGGTTCAAGTGCTAACAGTAATGCTTTTAAGAAGGCTAAGGCAGAGGAACTTTTAAAGACTTATGACATTGTGGAAGCAATTGAAAATAACCCTGATGCTAGACGAGGTTACTCTGATTTAGGGATTTCTACTAAAGACCCTGCTAAACTACCTATGATGGAACATCAAGATACTGTTGGCGATAATGAAGATGCGCCACAAAGGAATATTATGACGGATGCTAAACTTCGGTCAATTAGCCGAGCCGAAAAGATTATGGCTACTTTACGCAAAATTAACGGCATCAAGCCTACTGCTGAAACTCGTGTTTTAGATGTTGATTTTGAGATTCGTGGCGAAGGTGATAAATTAACTTTTTCTGGTTATGCAGCTGTATTCAATAGTGATAGCCAGCCTTTACCTTTCATTGAGCGTATTGCACCTGGTGCTTTTAAAAGGACACTTCAGGCTCGTAATGATGTGAAACTTCTTTGGAATCACGATTCGGGTGAAGTTTTAGCAAGCACTCGCTCTGGCACTATGAGGTTAGTTGAAGATTCTCATGGTTTAAGAGTTGAAGCAGACATTGCCCCAACAACTAGGGGTAAAGATTTAAGTATTTTAATGCAGCGTGGAGATGTCAATAAGATGTCTTTTGGTTTTACTGTGCAACAGGATTCTTGGTCTCCTGACGGTAATACTAGAACTTTAGAGTCTGTTAGACTTGCCGAAGTATCAATTGTGACCTTTCCAGCCTACGAATCGAGTGTTGCCCAAGTGCGTTCATTAGACCAAATAGATACAGAAAAACTTTCTGATGCTTTACTAGCATTAGAGACAAGTGATTCATTGACTCCAGACCAAGCAGGTTTGTTAGAAAATGTTATCAAACAACTTACTAAAGGTGAAACACCAGTAGAAGAAGTTGTTGAAGAAGAACCTGAAGAACCTGTCACTATGATAGGCTTACTTCAGTTGAAGCACACTCTGGAAGGAAAGATGCTCTAATGGCTACTAAAGAACAAATTATTGCAACTATACTTGAAGTCGCTGGCAACCCTGCTGCTGGTGAAATTAAAGATTTAGCAGAAGCATTTGCTGATGCAGTTGTTGCTATTGATACTCCTGCTAAAGAAGTAAGAGTATTGGAAGCAAAAGAAACTCGCTAGTTATTCCCTTTTCTAGCGACACCCCACTAGGTTAATTCCCTTTCCCTGGTGGGGTTTTCTTTTAAGCATTATATTCTACTATTAGACTTAAAGAGTAGTTGAGTGTCAGCACCGCTACATCTGTTGCGTGTTAGCACCACAGGTATCCCTTATTCATTTATTTATAGGAGACTTCCATGTCTGAATTTCTAAAAATCCAGCAAGAAGCCCGTAAGTCAGCATACGAGCAAGCTAAATCTTTGCTTGACAATGCAGCATCTGAAAAGCGTGACCTTTCAGGTGAAGAAACACAAACTTACGAGCGTATCATGGCTGACATTGACGAAAGAGCAAAACTCATTGAGTCAATCAAGGCTACCGCAGAGCGTGAAGAAAGAGCCGCAGAAGCTGCCGCATCTTTCAAGCCTTCTGAGGACACCCGTTCAAATGACTCTGACATTCTTCGTGCTATCGCTACTGGCGAGCGTAGAGGTTTTGAGTTTGCACCAGCATCAGAGCAGAGAACACTTGTTGGTTCATCTAACACCGTTCCTGCTTCTTTCTACAACCAGGTATTTCAGGTTGCTCGTCTAGTTGGCCCAATGCTAACTACAAGCCAGTTGTTCAACACAACCTCTGGTGAGAACCTAACTATCCCTACCCTTACTGCTCGTTCAACTGCTGCTGTTGCTACTGCTACTGCCGCTATTGCTGCAAGCGACCCAACATTCTCATCAATCACCCTTGGTGCATACAAGTATTCATTCCTTGTAGGCGTAGCCAATGAATTGATTGCAGATGCTGGATTCGACCTAACATCTCTAATTGCAGAACAAGCTGGTAACGAAATTGGTTACAGAGTAAACAACGACTTGACTCTAGGTACTGGAACTGTTCAGCCTACTGGTCTTTCAGTTGCAGCAGGTTCAGCCGTTACTGGTGGAACAGGTGTATCAGGTGCGTTCACTTACGACAACCTAATCGACCTTGTTTACAGCGTTGATGGTGCAGCTCGTATGATGCCTGGTGTTGGTTTCCACATGTCAACTGCTTCTCTTGGTGTTCTTCGCAAGTTGAAGGATGGTGCAGGTAACTACATCTTCGTTCCAGGACAAGTTGGTGCGCCTGACACAGTTCTAGGTTTCCCAATCTATGAGAACCCTGCTGTTGCAGCTACCGCTACTGGTGCTAAGTCTGTTCTATTCGGTCACCTACCTTCTTACAAGGTTCGTATTGCTGGTGGAATTGACATTGCACAGTCACCTGACTATGCGTTCAACCAGGATGTTACAACATTCCGTGTGAAGATGCGTGTTGACGGTAACTTGGCTCACGCAAGCCATGTTAAGTACTTCAAGGGTGGCGCAAGCTAAACCTTGTCTTAAACTGAAAGCCCCCCTAGTGTGCGTAGGCATTAGGGGGGTTTTCTTATGCTATTCTAGTCTTACCTACTACGAAAGGCAATAAATGGGAAAAATAAAGGGTGCGGTTTCAATTTTATCTAATAGTCCTTATCTACCTACTGGTTATGGTATTCAGGCTGGTTATCTTGTTGACCGTTTGAAGCGTGATGGTGTTGATGTTGCTGCTCTAAGTAATTTTGGTCTTGATGGTATTAATAGCACTTTAAAAACTCCTTATGGTGACATTCCTCATTATGCTAGGGGTTTTGAAGCGTATTCTAATGATGTTGTTGCTATGAATCATGCTCACCATGTCGGTAATGCTAATAGGGCTTCTAAAACAAAGTTGAATGATGTTTTATTTACCCTTTATGATGTTTGGGTTTTTAAAGGGGAAGCATTTGACAGTATTAAGCAGATTGCTTCTTGGACTCCTTTAGACCATTTGACTATGCCACCTGGAGTTCTTCAATGGCTTAGGAAACCTAATGTTCTTCCTATTGCTATGTCTCCACATGGTAAGAGACAGATGGAAGAAAATGGTTTAGAGTGTGAATACATCCCTCATGTTGTTGATACTAAAGTTATGAAACCCACTCATACTGTTGCTGGTGTAGATACTCGTAAGTTTATGGGTATAGGTGAAGATGATTTTGTTGTTGGTATGAACGCAGCTAATAAGGCTTCTGGCATGATTCACCGTAAGGCTTTCGCTGAGAACATTATGGCTTTCAGTATTTTTGCTAAGAATCGGCCTGATGCAAAACTTTATTTACATACAGACCCTTTTGGTGGTGCTGGTGGCTGGAATTTGTTTGTTCTTTGTGAATCTTTAGGGTTGAAGCGTGAACAGGTTATTTTTCCTGACATTGCAGATTATCGTTATGGTATTAGTCAAGAGATACTTGCCGCCTACTATACGGCTATGGATGTAATGTTAACGCCTTCTTTTGGGGAAGGATTTGGTGTTCCCACCATAGAAAGCCAATCCTGTGGGACACCCGTAATTGGCTCTAATTGGGCTGCAACGCCTGACCTTGTATCTGAAGATTCGTATTTAGTTGATGGGCAACCTGCTTGGGATGCTGGACAGAACTCTTGGTGGCAGACTCCTTCTATTCCTGCTATAACTAATGCTCTTGAAACTGCTTACGCTAATAAAGGTAAAAAGTCTGAAAAGAGTATTGAGTTTGCTAAACAGTTTGATGTTGATAATGTTTGGACTAAAGACTGGCTACCTTTGTGGAAAAAACTTCTTGCATGATACCTGTTTTGGGTTTTCTTACACTTAAACGCTTTGATTTGGCAGATAGATTACTTGCAAGCATTGACTATCCTGTTGAAGATTTAATTATTATAGATAATTCGGGTAAGCGTGAGTATCAACCTGTAAAACCTGAATTGGTTAAGCGAATGTGGTTTATTCAAGTTCCTCATGGCTTAGGTTATGGTGGTGGTTTGAATTTAATTATTAAATCTACACCGTTTGCCCCGTACTGGGTTTTATTGAATGATGATAGTGTGCTTGCGCCTGGTGCTTTGCAGAAGATTGCTGAAGAAGCTGACCCTAATACCATCAATTTTTTGACTATTATGCCTAAATGGTCTGGCTTTGTTTTGGGTGAAAAAGTTGTTAAAGATGTTGGTTTGTTTGATGAGCGTTTTCATCCTATCTATTTTGAAGATAACGATTATGAACGCAGGTTACAGAATGCTGGTTTTGAAGCCAATTTTATTCATGCTATTTTATCGCATGACAATAGTTCTACTTTGGCTACTGGCTTTCATAGTCAAAATAACATTACTTTTAACCGTAATCACATGCTTTACATTAAAAAAGAAAATGAAGAAGATTTTTCTGAAGGTAATTGGTCTTTACAGATTAGGCGGGATAATTCGTGGGAGTAGTTTATACGGGTGGCACTTTTGACTTGTTTCATTCGGGTCATGTAGCGTTTTTGCGGTCTTGTAAGCGTATTGCTGGTGTGGATGGGCGTGTGATTGTTAGTTTGAATACTGACGAGTTTATTTATGCCTATAAGGGTAAAGCGCCTGTAATGTCGTTTGATGAGCGTAAATCGGTGTTGATGGCTTGTAGGTATGTGGATAGTGTTGTGGCTAATGTTGGTAATGAGGATTCTAAAGTTGCGATAGAGAATGTTTTACCTGATTTTGTGGTTATTGGTGATGATTGGGCTAAGAAGGATTATTATAAGCAAATGCAGTTTACTCAGGCTTGGTTGGATGAGAATAAGATTCAACTTTGTTATGTTCCTTATACTTTTGGGGTTAGTTCTACTGACATCAAAGCCCGTATAGTAAATGACGCTAAAATTGGTTAATAAAGACTAGGAGTTCTTGTGCCTGTTATAAATGGTTATGCTGCTTTAAACGACCTTAAAACCGCACTTCGTATTCAGGATGGCGTAGATGATTCTCTATTGGAGATTGCTTTAGAATCTGCTTCACGCTTAATTGATGAGTACACTATGCGTAATTTCTATAACGCTGGTACAGCTACTAGAGTTTTTGTGCCTAGTGATGATGACTGTGTTGCTATTGATGACCTTATTTCTTTGTCTAGTATCTCTGTTTCTACTTTGCTAAATAAAACTTATGACCAGACTTGGACTACTGCCGAGTATCAGTTAGAGCCTTTAAATAGTGTTGTTGATGGTCTTTCTGGTTGGCCTTATACTCGTATTCGTGCTGTGGGTGTTTGGGAGTTTCCTTATGATGAAGATGATGAGATAGCAACTGTACAGATTACAGGTGTTTGGGGCTGGAGTGCTGTTCCTACGGCTGTAAAACAGGCAACCATCATTCAGGCTATGCGTATCTTTAAACGCCTTGATTCGCCTTTAGGAGTCATTTCTAGCCCTGATACGGGTTACTTTAGGGTATCTAGCCGTATTGACCCTGATGTGGCTATGTTGCTTAATTCGTATCGTAGAACAAGGCATCTAGGTTAATGGCTAGTCTTAGCGATTTGCGTGAAGGTATTGCAGAAAACCTTTCAACTATTGTTGGTTTGAGGGTTTCTAGTTTTGTGCCAGATAACCCTAATGCACCTATGGCTGTCGTTTCTCCACAAGGTATTGAATACCACAAGTCTTTTGCTAATGGTTTTAATACCTACAACTTCTCTGTTGCTGTTTTTGTTGCTAGAGTTTCTGAGCGTACGGGTCAAAATAGTCTTGATGCCTATTGTTCTTCTACTGGTTCATCTAGTATAAAAAGTGCGATAGAATCAGATAGGACACTAGCAGGTCGTTGTTTTGATTTGATAGTATCTGACATGAGTAACTACGGCTCAGTCATAATCGGTGAAAATACATATCTAACAGCAGAGTTTAGCTGTGCTGTTCAAGCAAATTAGGAGAACATACTGTGGCAGTTTATGCAGCAACAGACCACAAGATTACGCTTAACGGAACAGACCTTTCAAATGTTCTCCAGAGCGTAAGCCTTGATATTAGTGCAGATGAAATTGAAACAACCGCTTTTGGTGGTGGCTGGAGAACCCGTATCGCTGGTTTGAAGTCAGGGTCTGTAACCCTAAACTTCTTCCAAGATTTTGGTGCATCTTCAGTTGATGCGACTATTGCACCATTATTTACTGCTGGTTCTTTTGGAACAGTAGTTGTGAAGCCAACATCTTCAGCAACTTCAGCAACCAATCCCGCATGGACAGCAGTATGTCTTGTGAGCCAGTACCAGCCATTCTCGGCATCAGTCGGGGATATAGCTACATTATCCGTTACATGGCCAACATCAGGTACTGTAACTCGTGCAACAGCCTAATAACTAAGGAAAACAATTGAAATTAAACCTACGCATTGAATTTGTTTCTGGTGAAGAAAAAGAAATTACTTGTTCAGCATCTGACATAGTTAAGTTTGAAACTAAATTTGACTTGTCGGTTGCTGTACTAGAAGCTAATGTTAAATTAACTCACCTATTGTTTTTAGCTTGGTCATCTGAAGCTCGCACTAAATCAACTACCAAAGAATTTGATAATTGGATTGATGATGTTGCTTCTATTAAGGCGAGTGAAACAGACCCAAAATAACTGGATTAGGCGATAATTCTGCTCATTGGTATATCGCTTCTCTTGCAGTTGAAACAGGTATTAGCCCTAATCTTTTATTAGAGTGTAGTGACCGTATGCTTTGGACTATGGGGCGTTACATTGTTTGGCGAAGTCAGGAACAATCTAAGAGATAGAATATAAGAGATTGGTGGTGACTTATGGGAGTTTTAGTTCAACAAGGTAATCGTTATGGATTATATGTTACTGATTATCGTGACCTTATTCGTGAGTTAAACCGAATCCAACCTAGTCTTGTTAAAGATATGCAAAAAGAGTATAAGGTTATTGCTAAACCTGTGCAGTCTGCTGTTAAAACGGCTATTCCTTCTAACCCACCAACTTCGGGTATTCACAAAAAAAGACCTCAGCGTACTGTTTCTGGTTTTTATCCTAGAGCATTACCTGGGCGTGAAACTTGGTCATCTAATGCGGAAAATAAAAATATACCTGTTAAAAGCGTTTTAATTCAAACTCCTAGTGCTACTAAGGCTAGTCGTAATGCTAGAAGATTTGGTGCTGCTTCTATTGCTCGTTTGGCAGTTAGAAACCCTGGTCTTGTTATTGCTGATATGGCTGGTAAAACTAATAAGGTAACAGGTAAGAAACCTTTATCTAGAAAATATAAATACACTAAGCGTAATGGTTCTGTTTATGAGAGACAGCATAGGCTTAATGGTCAAGGTCGGGCTATGATTCGGGCTTTAGGTGGTACATCTTCTCGTTATATTTGGCCAGCTGCTGAGAGAGCAGTTCCAGCAACTTTTAATAAAACTAATGCAGTTTTACAAAGAGGTTACGACAAAATTAACCGAAGGATGGCTTCGTAATGGCTGGCTCTATTTTTATTCCTTTAATTACCGTCTTTAATGATAAGGGTATTAAAGATGCTAAAGGTGGTTTAGCTGCTGTCGGTGCAATGATGAAAAACATGAAGGGGGCAATTGTTGCAACCGCTGCTGCTGCCGCTGCTAATGGTATAAGTGATTTTGTTAAAGAGTCTGTTTCTTCTGCTCGTGACTTGGAATCAAGTTATGTTGGTTTAAGTGGTATGTATGGTTCTTTATCCCCTCAGATGAAGCAGTTTACTAAAGATGCTCAGGCTATCGGTTTAAGCCAACTTGATGCTAGTCGTGCTGTAACCTTTTTGGGTGGTTCTTTAAGTGCTACTGGTTTGCCTATGGCCGAAGTTGGCGATAAAACTAAAAAACTTATTGGTATAGGTGCTGACTTGGCAGCTACCTTTGGTTTGCCTATGGATGAAGCTATTAAAGGTATTGGTGCTACTTTTCGTGGTGAGTATGACCCTATTGAGCGTTTTGGTGTTGCTATTAAACAGGCTCAGGTTAATGCTTTGTTGGTTACTCGTGGTCAAAAGGGTCTTACTGGTTCGTTGTTAGCTTCTGCTCAGGCTCAGGCTCGTTACGATTTGCTTGTTAAGGCTACTGCTAAGAGCCAAGGTAATTATGCTAAACAAACGGGAAGTCTTTATGTTCAGCAACAAAATTTAAATGCTGCAATGGAAAATATGAAGGCTAGTGTTGGTAGTAGTTTGACTGGCCCGTTGGCTCTTTTATTATCATCATTAATGCCAGTAATTGAGTTATTAGGTAAAACTCTTGGACCAATATTTGAAGATTTAGGAAAAGTTATAACAAGTTTCGCGCCTGTATTTGCACCTTTAATTGAAACAATTTTGTTAGTATTTGATGCTATTACACCTCTTCTTGATGTTCTTGTTTCTTTACACAAATCTGCTATATCACCATTAGTAATAGCGTTTAAAATACTTAATCAAATTTTAAAACCAATCATACCTTTAATTAGATTTTTGGCGTATGTTATTGGTTCTGTTTTAAGCCCAATTCTTACTGTTTTTTCAGTTACATTAGATTTTGTACTTTTACTTATTTCTAAACTTTTTGATGCTCTTGGTTCAATTCCTTTTGTTGGTGATTTCTTCAAAAATGCTAATGATGGTATGAAAACTTTTATTGATGGTATGGCTTCAATTCCAGATAAAGTTACTGGCTTACAAATGCCAGAAAATAAGATGGCTTCAGAATTAGCTGGTGTTTTACCTCAACCAAATGTTGATTCAAATAAAAAGGCTTTAGATGCTATAACTAAAAATACTAAAAAAGCTGCTCAAAAGATGACTGACCTTTTAAATAGTGCTTTAACTATTCAAAAGAACATTATGAGTTCTGCTGATATTACGGGTCTTTTAGATAAAACTTCTAATGACATTGTTGAATCTGTTATTTATTTGGATGGCAAATTTAAAACTGTTATTTCAAGTGTTAAGACTGGTTCAACTGATTTGGTTTCTGCTTTTAAAACTAATTTGACTAAAATCAAAACTTTTTATGCTAATTTAAATAAGTTGACTGCTATGGGTCTTGATGCTGGGTTAATTGAGCAAATTACTTCGGCTGGCCCTGATGCTGGTAATGCTACTGCTGAAGCTATTGTTGCTTCGGGTAAGACTGGTGTTACTAGTTTAAATAAGACTTTTAAGGAAATTAAAACTATTTCAGGTAACATTGGCGCTAAAGTTGCTACATACATGGAGAAAACTGGTAATGATATCGGTAATGGTCTTATTGATGGTATTAAGGCTCAGGCTGATGCTTTGAATAGTGCTGTTGAAAATATGGGTAAAGATGCTGCTGAAGTGTTTAAAACAGCAGTTAATAAGGGTATGGCTGGTGCTTGGAGTACGGCTGTTTCGTTTAAATCTTCTGTTATTGCTGGAGACCCTGGCTATCAAAATAATTTTGGTATGGGTAACTTTACTTACAAAAATGCTTCTGCTATTACTAATCCGTTTAATGCACAAAAAAATCCTCATGCTTATTCTAAATTTAATCAAGCTCAGCAACAGGCTTCTCAATATAATATTGATATTAAAGTTGCACCTGGTGCTAGTGGCGCTCAAATTGGTCAGGCTTTAGTAAATGCTATTCAAGAGTATGAAAGAGTAAAGGGTATTAAATGGCGGCAATAAATAATGACTATTAATAGGGTAACTGTTAGTATTAGTAATTCTACTGGTAGTTGGAGTCTTACTGATTATGTTTTAAATGTAGATATTTCTTTAGGTAAAAATGCTGCACTTGATAGTTATGAACCTGGAACTTGTACAGTTTCTTTAAAGAATTTTAATCGAGAATTTGACCCATTAAATACAAGTTCTAGTTTTTATGGTGCTATTTTACCTAAAAATACAGATGTTGATATTGTCTTAAATGGTTCGTATCGTATTTTTACTGGAAATATTGATGATTTTTCTTTTGATTATAATGTTTCTAATGAATCTACTGTAACTTTCAATGCTTCAGAATTTAGTTCTATTTTTGTTAAACAAAATCTTTTTTCTACTAGTTTTCCACAAGAATATAGTGGTTCTCGTGTTTCAAGAGTTTTAGATGATGATGGTGTAGCTTATTCAACGGCTGTTGGTGCTAGGACTATTTATCCTGGAACGCAATTACTTGATGCTGATACTAATTGTTTTGGTGTTAATGCTTTAGATTATTTAAAAAACATTGAAATATCTGAACAAGGGTCTTTTTACTATAATAGTGATGGGACTTTTTGGTTTGACGATAATAGTGTTAGTTTGACTTCAACGGGCGTTGAACTTTTTACTGATGATGGTGCTTTAAATTATTCTTATGGTGCAGGTGTTGATTCTTACCCTTATACTGCAATAGATATTAGTTACACTTCTCAACTTTTATATAATAGAATTAATGTCAATTCTAATGATGGTTTATCAACTGTTACTGCTGATGAATCTAATTCTCAAAATACCTACGATAAATCTCTTTTAACTGTTGACGGGATTCTGTATAATGATTCAACTCGTTTACTTAACTTAGCTTCTTATTTAACTAGTAAATATTCGCAACCTGAATATCGTATTAATTCTGTAACTGTTAATTATGGTGGTTTATCTACTGCTATACAAAATAGGTTAGCTCTTAAACTTCAAAATGTTAATGTCTTTGCTAAGGTTCGTTTTACTCCTAACAAAGTAGGTACTGCTATTGAGAAATATGTGCGTATTATTGGCATTAAACATAGTATTTCACCTAGTAGTCATGAAATTAATTATATGTTTGAAAGTATTAAAACACCCAATTTGGTTCTTGATGATACTGAATTTGGTAAACTAGATACTGGTAGATTAGGACTTTAAGGAGATATTATGGCTGGTTCAGGTAGAAAAACTTTTGCTGCGGGCGCTGTTTTGAGTGCTTCGGATGTTCAAAATTATTTGCAAGACCAATCTGTTATGGTTTTTGCTACGACTGCTGCTCGTACTAGCGCTATTTCTAGTCCTACTGAGGGTATGGTCACTTATATAAAGGATGTTGACCAAGTTCAAACTTATAATGGTACTTCTTGGTTTCCGCAGTCTTATGCTCAATCTGCTGGTTCAACTACTAGCGGTGCTGGTGGTGCAGTTACAGTTACTTTTCCTTCAGGTCGTTTTAGTGTTGCACCTATTGTTACAGCAAGTATTGTTGCGACTACTGCTAAACCTGAATTTGTTGTGATTACTGCTGTTACTTCTACTGGCTTTACAGCTACAACTTATGTCTCTAATAGTTCTTCAAGCCCTTTTAATGATTTAATTACTGGTACTAGTAGAACTGTTCATTGGAATGCTGTTCAAATGACTGGTACGGCAGCGGCTGGCTAATGACTGAGGTTAAACGCCCAAATAACGGGGAACTATTACAAAGGATTGTTGACGATATGGCTGTTATTAGAACAGACATTGCCGTCATAAAAAAAGATGTAACTATTCAATCGGATTTGGTTATTGACCATGAGGCTCGTATCAGGGAGTTGGAGAAGGCTCGCTGGAAGTCTGCTTGGGTAACTGGTATGTTATCTGCTGTTATTACATCTGCGATTGTTGGAGTTCTTTTAAAACTAATTCAATAGGAAGGTATTATGCCAAAGTTGACAAGACTTTTATTTGTTTTGTTTTTGGCATTTGCACCAATTCTGACCTTTACACCTACGGCACAGGCAGAAACCCAACAGGGTTTAGGTGTGGATGTCTATACATTTGACCCGTCAGCGTTACCTGAGAGACAGGCTTATACGCTGTGTGAGGGTGCTTGGACTTCTGTATCTAACATTGATGCCGATTGGGGTAATGATGTTGTTGCTGGTTGTCAATCAGATTTTGTAGTCATCCATTATTCAGGTGTTTTGACTTCACCTAAGTCTGGTGATGTTTCTTTTCAGTCTTGGGCTGATGATGGTTTTTTCTTTTCTTTGGATGGTGAAACTGTTATTGATGATTGGCGTTTGAAGGGTTGTTCGGGTAGTTCTGCTACTGTGCCTTTGGTTGCTGGCCAGTCTTATCAGTTTGATGCTTGGTGGTATGAGTATGGGGGTGGGGCTTGTAATCGTTTGTCTTGGGATGCTGAGGGTGAGGGCATGAATGTTGTCTCTGCTGGTGCGTTTAGTGGACAGCCTGTTTTGCCACCTGTTAAACATTTTTTGACTAAACCTACTAATTTGACTGGTGTTGTTGATGGTACTTCGGTTGATTTGGTTTGGGCTTCTGTTGTTGAAGATACTCCGATTGAGCGTTATGCGGTGACTTGGAGTTATCATAATTATCCTGGTTGGGGTATCGCTGTTTTGGATACTAAATCTACTATTTCTGGTTTACCTGAAGATACTGATGTTACTTTTTGGGTTAGGTCTGATAACGATACTTTTGGTGTTTATTCTGGACCTTCTGACTCTATTGTTGTGCATACTGGTTTGAATCCTGTAATTCCTGTTGACCCGCCTGTTGACCCACCAGTTGACCCACCAGTTGACCCTGAGCCACCTATCGTTGACCCTGTTGACCCACCTATTGTTATTCCTGTTGTTAAACCTGACCCAGTTGTTGAGCCAGAACCTGTGGTAGAGCCAATTGTTGAGCCTTCTATTGTTGATGTTGATTTGACTGAAATTGACCCGCAGAGTCTTTCTGATGAAGATGTAACTCTACTTATGGAAGATGCTTTGCAGACCTTTGAGACGGCTGTTGAAGGCTCTGATGAGTACAATCAGGCTTTAGAGCAACTTATGATTGTGGCTCAGGCTGATGACATTGTTGTTTCTGAAGAATTAGCGAATGTGCCTGTGTTGGGTGCAACGATTGTTGGTTTAACTAATGCTTTTAATGCTTTAGGTAACTTTGGTGCTGACATGTCCCCAAAGGCTAGACATAAAGCTAAACAAGAAGTTGTGGCAGCTGTAATTGTCACGCAGATAGCAACTACGGCAGCTGGGCTGACTGTTTCAGCATCATCATCTATTAGGAGAATAAAATGAAAAACTTTCTAAATGACATTATCGGTCAACTTTGGACACTTCTAGGCATGTTTGTTGCTTGGATTGTGTTGGAAGGCTCTGCAAAGAGTATTGTTGGCTGGTGTATTCTAGTATCAATAGCGGTATGGATTATTACTTTCCGCTTACGCAATCCAAAGGAATAACATGTCTGCCATCTATAAAGAGCCGTTTCCTGCTAAAACTCGTAATGATGAGTTCGGCAATTTAGCCCCTTACCGTAATGGTAGGCCACATAGGGGTCAGGATTGGTCTCCTAAAGAGAAGTCTCCTATTCCTGCTGTTACTTCGGGTACTGTTGCTTTGGCTGAGTGGTCTGATGTTTTGGGTTGGTTTATTGTTCATTCTGCTAAGGATGGTTACTGGGTTTTATATGCTCATTTAGCGGAGAAACCTACTTTGGTTAAGGGTGACAAAGTGGAGTTGGGTGACATTATTGGCAAGGTTGGTGGCGGTAGAAATACGCCTTCTGGTTCTGCTTCTACTGGCGCACATTTGCATTTGTCTATTGGTAAGGCTAATAAGTCTTGGTCTAATCCTGCTATTCATCTGGCTGCTTATGATGATTTGGTTGACCCGTTGAAACATATTCTTGACAATTTGAAGGCTAAATAATGAACTGGAAATCTAGGGTTAAAGATGTTATTGAGGTTGTGGCTACGCTTGCTTGGCGTAGTTTTGGTATTTTTCTTTACATCCTGGGTGGTTCTATGGGTGTTGGTGCAGCTCTTACAGGCAACTGGGTGACTGGTGTTATTGTGGCTTGGGGAACACTTATGTTAGGTGTTATTGGTGTTATTGGTTATGCGATTGCTACTACTGGTAAGGCTACTAAGGATGATGTTGCTAGAGGTTCTCAGGATGCTATCCAGAAGGCTAAAGAATCCGTCGAGAAGAAATAGTTTTTAGAAAGTTTCTTCGTTCTTCTGGGTCTAATCCACCCCAAATACCAAATTCTTCTTTTGCTTCTAAAGCGTATTTTCTGCAATCATCTATTATTGGGCAGATTTGACAAAGTGATTTTGCTATTTGAGTATCTTCTCTACGCTTGATTTCGCCACCTTCAGGGTAAAAAGTATCTGGAAAGTTTCGGCAGGGTACTTGACCAACTTCATCAATTTTGTCTAATAAAGAAAATAATTTTCGTGAAATTGGTATTGTTTGTCGGTGGTTTGTCATACACTTACCTTACTGACATTTGGGTCAGATGTAAATAGGAAAAGGGTATGTCTAATAAATTAAATCATGGGTTGTATGGTTCGGCTAAGTTGATTGGCGATTTTGAGAATCAGAGTCCTGAGTGGCATGAATTGCGGGCTTCAGGTATTGGTGGTTCTCAGGTTGGTACGATTCTTGGGTTGAATCCTTGGGAGTCTGCTTTTACTTTGTGGGCTAAGTTGACTAAGCGTATTGACGATAGTTTTGAACAGAATGAGAAGATGCGTTGGGGAACTATTGTTGAACCGCTTATTTTTGATGAGTGGGGTTTGCGTAACCCTGAATACAAAATGTTTACTACTGGTACTTGGGCTGATGGTTGGAAGCATGCTAATCCTGATGGCATTTTGTTTGATGGTGAAACTTATGGTCTGTTAGAGATTAAGACTGCTGGTTATCGTTTTGATTCTGTGCCTGAGCATTATGTAGCTCAATGTATGTGGTACATGCATTTGCTTGGTTTGAAATGGTGTAAGGTCGTTGTACTATTTCAGGGTAATCAGTTGGAGACTTTTCATCTTGACTATCAACCTGATTTTGTTGACCGTATGGTTGCTAGGGTTGAAGAATTTTGGTCTAAGTTGACTAAGGATGTGCCACCTGATTGGGATGGTTCTGAAAGCACTTTCCAGACTGTTAGGGTTATGAATCCGAGCATTGTGGATGATGAGGTTGAGTTGGGTGAGTTGGGAACTAATTTATTGTTTCTTCAGGCTGACCTTGATTTGACTTCGCAAAGAGTTACAAAGTTAAAGAGCCAGATTCTTGACCTTATGGGTGATGCGAAATATGGTTCTTTAAATGGCAATGTTATTGCTACCCGTTCTTCCAGAAATGGTGGGACACCGTATCTATCAATTAAGACAAAGGGCTAAAAATGGAAAAGTTACCTGCATTAAATGACAAAGTGCTTTTGATTTACAGCACAAATGATAAAGAAAAAACAACTGTTATTGGGCGTGTTACTGGCGTTCAATTCTTTAATGATGTGACACCAGGAGTGCAGATTGCTGGTATTGGTTGGGTTTATTTGAATGAAAAGTTTTTCTGGTCGGTGATTGCATAATGGAAGCTAGAGAATTGGTTGTTGAAATTATGAAGGAAGTTCAGGGGCTTGCTAAGAAGGATAAGAATACTTCGCAGGGCTTTAATTTTCGTGGTATTGATGCTGTTATGAATGTGGTTGGCCCTGCTTTGCGTAAGCATGGTGGGTTTATTGTTCCTAGTGTGTCGGATGTTTCTACTTCTGTTGCTACTACTAAGAGTGGCGGGTCTTTGAACATTTCTCGTTTGAAGGTCAGTTATTCAGTTTTTGGTAGTGAGGGTGAACCTATTACTGGAACTGTTGCTGCTGAAGCTATGGATTCGGGTGATAAGGCTACGGCTAAGGCTATGAGTGTTGCTTATAGAACTTTTTTACTTCAGTTGTTGTGTCTGCCTACTGATGAGCCTGACCCTGATTCTTTCAGTTATGAGTTGGCTTCTAAGGCTACTGAGGACATTTATCAGTTGGCTTCTGATGCTTACTATCATAAGGATTTGGCTAAGTTGAAGATTTTGTATGTTGAAGCACAGCAAGCGAAGTTACCTGCCGAGAAGTTAGAGAAAATAGTGATGTGGGGTAAAGAACTTGGAAATATTTAGTCCAGACCAAGTTATTGCCAAGCTGAATGAACTTATCCAGTCTGGTGAAAAAGGTGTTAATGCTTTATATGATGCTGAGATGAAAGTTGCTGATAGGGATTTGGTTTATGAGAAGGCTTATCAGTCTGCATTTCTTGAAGCGCAAGGAACTGTTGCTGATAGGACTGCTGTTGCTCGTTTAAAGACTGCGGAGTTAAAGTTTGAGCATGACATGGCTAAGGTTGAGTTGAGTCGTGTGAAGGCTAAAATTAAACAGATTTCGGATGCTGGTACTTTAACTGCTGTTATCGCTAAACAGGTGGAATTGACTTTTAGGCATGGTTAGTAAGACTGTTTGGGCTAAGGTTTTACAGCGTGATGTGTGTTGTTGGCATTGTGGGCGGATGGATGAAACTCTTGTGCCACAGCACCGCATCAATCGTGGTATGGGTGGTTCTAAATTATTGGATGTGCCATCTAATTTGATTGCTTTGTGTAGTGAATCTAATGTTTTGATGGAATCTAACGCTGAGTTTCGTGAGAAGTCTTTGGTTAATGGTTGGAAGTTGGAGAGATTCAAGTTCCCTGAGCGAGTACCTGTCTATGATTTTATGAAGGGTGACTGGTTTTTAATTGATAATGACTGGAATAAGTCTCTTTATCGTTTGAATTTAAATTAAGGAAATGACTATGGATGATTCACAAGTGTTGAAAAAGGTTAGGGATGATGCTGAGTGGTTGGCTTATTTGTTGGCTTTGGAGAAGGAACGGCACGATTCTAGTCATGTCACTAATGCTCAGATTGTTGCTGAAGCTAAGGAGAATTTAACTAGAAGCCAGGTTCGTCATGTGAAGGCTTTGGTGGATGCTGAAATTGAGCAGTTGGAGTCTATGAGGGAACAGCGAGATAAGTTGTTTTTTAATGCTGGTAGGTATGCGGCTGGTGCTTTGGATGAGGTTGCGTCGGCTTCTCACAGGATTATGGATGCTTTGTTAGATAGCGAAGGGTAAAAGATGTTAAACCTACGCAAAAACGCCTTTAAACGCCCTCTAGGGGGCTTTAGATGAGTGTAGAGATGATAAGCCTTGTTTTGAACACCAGTCGTGCTGAGGGGCGAGCAAAACTTGTTTTGATTGGTATTGCTAATCATCATGGAGATAATGGTGCTTGGCCATCTATTGCTACTTTGGCTAGATACGCTAATTCGTCTGAAAGGTCTATTAAACGAGATTTACAGCATCTTCAGGAAATAGGTGAGATTTCGGTTGAAATAAATGGCTCTGATTTTGGTGGTCAATACAAGACAAATAAGTATTGGATTTTGTTGGCAGGGGTGACAGGTCAGGTAAGCAGGGGTGACAGACTGGGTAATTCAGGGGTGACAGATATGGCACACAAACCATTAAAAGAAACATATATAAACCTATATGCTCATTTTGACGAATTCTGGAATGTTTATCCTCGTAAGGTTTCTAAACGAGCTGCCCTGAAAGCGTTTGAATCTGCTTTGGGTAGAGCAAACCATGACGAGATTTTGGCTGGTGCTATTCGGTTCGGGCATGACCCTAATCTTCCACCAGCAGAGTTTATTCCTTATCCGACAACTTGGTTGAATGGTGATAGGTGGGGTGATGCGCCTTTACCTGAGAGAACTAAGTCTAGGGATGAGGTGATTGCTGAAGCCAGAGCGTTAGAGGAAATTAATAGGGCTAAGTTTAAGGAAATTCAGAAACAGCGAGCTTTGGAAGAAAAGTTGCGTGAAGAAGAAGTGAAGAAGAACGCCCCTAAACTTTGTGAGCATGAACGAATCATCTGGAACTGTTATGAGTGCAAGTTGCGTAAGAAGAATAAGTAAATAAACTGGTGGTGTGGATGATAACAAAATTATTTGTAATCGGTGTGGCTATTCTTGGGTTGTTGCCCCGCAGAAGCGTGACCGAACAGATTTGTTTTGTGTGTCTTGTCGTGCTAAACCCGCAAAAATTGTGCAGTATGGTAGTCTCAAATGTATTCCACATAAAGGCGAGTTCGCTGATGATGGAGTTACACCCTTATCTGGTGGGGTTGAAGTTTTACCAGGTGAAAGAATATGCAATCATTCCGATTGTGTAAATCCAAAACATATAGAGAAAGGGTAAATTATGCCCAACACAATTAAGGCAACAAATCTGACTGTAACGAAGGCTTTTCCAAAGTTTTTTGTTGCTTTTGATACTTTTAAGAAGTCGGATGGTACTGAAGGGAAACAAAACTATAAAGTTTGGTCAACTATTCCTGTGCAGACTGGTCATGTTGTAAACATTATTGGTTCGGCTTCAGCAAATGTTAATGAGTTTGTTGAACAGGCAACAGGTAAGAATGTTGTTTATGCACAGTTGTCTATTAATGCTAAGGAAGTTGAAATAGTTTCTAAAGCTGCATCTAACTGGGATACATTTTGAAGTTCGCCTATCTAATTCTGTTTGCAACTGTTGTTGAATTCATTTGGGTAGGCATGAACAGCGATTCAATGGAACAAGCAGTTTTACCTTATGTTTTTGCGGGTATCTGGTTTCTTGTGCTTTGTGTGAACTACTATAAAAGGCATGATAACTAAGTTTGCTGTTTTTGGTGTGCCAGCACCGCAGGGTTCTAAACGCCATGTTGGTAATGGTCGCATGATTGAAGCATCCAAGTATTTACCTGCTTGGCGTAAAGCTATTGAAACAGAATGTCAATCTTTATTTGAAGAACCTATTGACGGGGCTTTGGAAGTGGAACTTTGGTTTTATCTTCCAAGGCCTTCTTCTGTTTCTAGGGAGTATCCGAGTGTGATGCCCGATTTAGATAAATTGGTGCGTAGTGTTGGAGATGGGCTGACTCAGGGTGGTGCGATTGCGGATGATGCCCGTATCGTTGATTTACACGCCTATAAGCGTTATTCGGTTGATGGTTGGACTGGCGTTCAAATACAGATTAGTCAAATAAAAGATTAATTTTATTTTGGCGTGTTGCTATTGACTTTGGGATACTTGCTGGACTAGATTTAGGTCTATGAACACAAGAAAGGGAAACATGGCTAAACACAGGGGCAACTACCAGTTCGGTGGTCGTTTATTTCAACAGTATTTACGCTTACAAAATCGTTGGCGTTTCTTTATTAAACCTAATTTGAAGGAAAGGATTTCTAATGTCTTGGGCGCAAAGTGAAAAACTTAATGAGTGGATTGAACGGGCTTATGAGAACGGTAAATCTGAGGAACAGCAACGCATAATCAATTTGCTTGAAACAACACCTTTTATTTGGATGGGTGATGTTCAATTAATACAAACAAGTAGAGATGAATTAATTACTCTTATTAAGGGAGAAAACAAATGACTAGACCTGACTTTGACCCAACTTGGCTTTTAGATTTGGCTAAAGATTCTGAAGATTTATTTAAAAAAACTCTTGGCGTAATGTTAGATGCTCATAGAGAAGAAGCAGCTATTTTTGAGCGTGAACGAATCATTGCGCTGATAGAAAGCCTTGATGCTGAAACATGGATGGGCGCTAATCTTCAAATAGCAGACCTTTTAAAAGGTGATGTTGCTGAGTGTGAGTGTGACCCTTGTGATAATGAAGATTGTAAATGTCGTATGAGTCGTTGCGATTATTGTATGGGCAATGAATAATGTTAGAACTATTTGCATCAGTTGGCATAGTTGGTTTAATAATGCTGATAATTGGTTTTGGTTTGTTGTGGTGGCTCGCACAAATCATTGAAGATAAAAACATATTTGATGATGAAAGGGATTTAAATGAATAATGCACAACAAGCAGTAAAACTATTGAGAGACGATAACTTACTTTGGTCTAATGACTTTGACTTAGTTCGCCACAAGATAGCAGATGTTATTGAGGAAGCTAACACGATTACTCATCCAGTTATTTTGGCTACTATCCGTAATTTATGCCACCATTTGACCAGCCCTATCGTATTGGAGAAGCCTAATGCTTGAAGGATTAACACCAGCAACAAGACAATATTCGTGCAAAATGAACACTATTTTAGAGTCTTTATCTGAAGCAGATAGGAAAATCTTGGTTGAAGCGTTAGAATCTCCATTATGGAACAATTCTGCTCTTACAACTGCTTTAAATGAGCGTGGTTTAAAACTTAGTCGCTATTCGGTTGATAGCCATACAGGAAAGCAATGTTCATGCTGGAGAATTTAGCACCTGCAACTAAGGTTGCGCCACCACAAGGCTGGAATCCAGCTTTAGAATTTGATGGCACAGAAGGTACAGCAACACTCCCACCTTTATCTGATGATGAGAAACCTGATTTTGATAAGTTTTTAGTTGATGCAGGTTTTGACCCTGAGTTGATTGAAATTATTGGTGAACCTAGAACTAGTCGCTGGCAGGTTGCTAGACCTTTTCCACTTGAACCTATGTGGCTAACAGCATATAGATTTCGGTTTAGGAAACGCAATTCGGTTATAGATTTACCATTGCTTTATTCACAAGTAAAGAAAACTAAAAGGGTTGAACCTAAAGTTTCTGATTCGGGTAAGGCTTTTATTATTTTATGGTCTGACCTTCAGGTTGGTAAAAGTGACCATAGGGGCGGTACTGCTGAGTTACTTGAACGCATTGAGGAGAAGAAAAAGTCTCTTATTGCTAAGGTAAAGGAAGTTAAACCTGAGAAAATCATATTCGCTGATGTAGGTGATGTTATTGAAGGGTTCTCTAACACCGCAAATCTTATGCAGTTAAGAACAAATGATTTATCGCTTATGAATCAGATTGACCTTGCTACAACTTTGGCGTGGGATATTTTGAAAGAGTTATGTAAATTTGCCCCTGTATCGTATCTTTCGGTTGGAAGCAATCATTGCCAATGGCGTACAAGTAAACAGCGTGTAGGAACAACTTTAGATGATTGGGGTATCCACATTGGGCGTACTCTTGCTCGTTTAGCAGGCGAAGTTGGTTTACCTATCAAATTTTATGAGCCACAACCTAATGATGAAAGTTTGGCCTACGATATATTTGATGATTCCTACCATATTCTCGGCTTATGGCATGGACATCAATCACCTAGACCAGACCAAGTACCAACTTGGTGGAGACAGCAAGCGTTCGGTAAGCAACCTGTTCATGCAGCAACTATCGGTGTTTCAGGTCATTTCCACCATTTGAGAGTGCAAGAACTTGGTTCAACACCTAGGGGAACATCTCGGTTTTGGATTCAAGCTGCAACATTAGATAATGGAAGTGGCTGGTTTAGACAGACATCAGGTGAAGATAGCCAACCTGGTTTAGTCTGTTTTTCGGTTGAAAAGGGCAAGGAATTTACTGGGACTGTCTGGAAGTTGTAATGTATGGTTCGGGAGAGATGCTCTTGTGGGGCTGAGTTTGAAACAGATGAAAAGTCTGCTTTACAACTTTTGAAGTCTTGGCGGGCTATCCACCGACACGAATTATCTGAGTCAGCAACTTTTGTGAATGTTGGTTCACAGGTAGAACAAGCAATACAAGCGATAGAAAGAGAACCAGAGTTACAGATTGGTTTTAGACCTGATGGAGAGTAATGCCTATTTATGAGTATGAGTGTGAAAATGGTCATAATTCGGTCATAACGGAATCCATAAATTCTGACCATAAAATACCTGAAAAATGTGAGCAATGTGGCAAAGATTTGGTTAGAGTATTTGGTAGCCCTAATATTCGGTTCAATGGAACTGGCTGGGGTAAAGATTAGTGAAAGGGATAAATTGACTAAGTTAGAAAAAGCATTATTCGGTTTGAACATTATTTTGATTGCAATTATTTTGTGTCTAATATTCGGTTACTATAATTCGGTTGAAAATTGTTGGGACAAGTATCATACTGAGTTTGAAGCTATAACTTATTGTGAAAGCCATAATGGGTAAGTTTCGTAAACCTTGCCTTGATTGCGGTGAATTGACTAGTGGCGGTAATAGGTGTGATGAACACGAAAATTTGGTTCAACAGTTACATAACGCTAAACGAGCTGCTGTAAAGAAATTGACGGGACAGTATTCGGGTGATTATCAGAAAAGGGCTAAATTGGTTCGTGAGACTGCTTTGGTTTGCCATTTATGTAATGGGGGCGCTAGTTTTGATGACCCTTGGGTTGCTGACCACGCTAATCCTGCTGAATTCGGTTCTAATGCGGTTCTGCTACCTGCGCATAAGAGTTGTAATGAGAAGCGGGGCAATAAACCGCTAACCTAGGTTTTGGTTATTCGGTTCTAAAATTCGGTTGTGATGCCCGATACCCGATAACACGCCAAGCCCTCTAGTCTTTGTCCGCTAGGGGGTTTTTGGCGTTTATAACGGTTTTATAACGGTATGTGAAATGTGCGTGTTTTGTCGTGTCGTTTCTGTATTGTTGGTTTTGTAGCCAACAACGGCTACTAAATGAAAGGGAAAAAATGATTACAATTTCAACTAAGGCAAAATGTCCAGAGTGTTCTAGGGTATTCAACTTGTTAGATGAAGAACAAGCAAGCGAGTTTTACTATGGACACGATTGCGAAGATAACTAATGGAAACTATTTACCGTATTACAGATAACACTAATCAGGTCTATAACATTGAGTTCAATAATGTTGAGTTGGCTAAAAAGTGGATTTACACACACCTAAACATAAAGGATATTCTTGCTATGGATATCAAGCCAATTAGAAAGGGAAAATAATGAGCAACATAACTACCGAACAGACTTGGGAACTATTACAGATACATAGTTTGCTTATAGACGGAGATGAACATAAGAAAAGTATTGGTATTTCTTTCTTTGTTGATTTTATTGAGACACACTTATTTACGGCAGATGTTGTCGGTTGGGTGTCTTGTATAAAGTGTGGTTGCGCTATTCAAAAGGATATAGCGGAAGAAGAACTGTATATGTGTGTGGAGTGTTCTAATACTTATTACACACACGAAGAAGATAAGGGAGATAACTAATGGCTACTTTAGATATTGGAAGTAATTGTGTCTGGTGTAACCGAGATACCTCTTTTGGCTCAGGTCGCTTTGTGAATAGAATACCCGTAGGCACTGACCCTAATTTTGTTGAGTGGCTTTCTGATGAAGATAAAGCTAAGTATAACGAGGTTGAGGGTTATGGTTGTGCCGAGTGTTATGAAGATTGTGATTGTAATGATGAAGAAGAGGAAGAAAATGAAGAACTATAAAGTTAGGCTAAAACACGATACGGGTTTTGTTAGTGTGTTTGTTAGCGCTAATACTACTGGTAAAGCTATAAAGTTGGTTTGTAAGTCTGAGAAAGCGCCGTTTAGTGCGGTGCGGTCTGTAAAGTTAGCGTAAAGGGAAAAGGATAAAGGGAAAATGAAAACATACATGGTAAAAAATGAAGCAAGTCTAATCTATGAAATTGAAATTGAAGCCGAAAACGAAGAGCAAGCGCTAGAACTTGGTCAAAATAAATTATTTGACGGGTTAGGAACTGAAAGCCCTTATTCGTTTATTTGGACAGACTGGAGTGAAATTGAAGAAAAAAGAGATAACTAATGTATGGTTGTGGTAATCGTAAGTGTGTGAGTTGTCAACCGTTTACTTATGGTTGTGAGTATTGCGGGGCAGATTTTCAGATACCCGTAGCGAATGGCGATATCTATGTTTGTGATAGTTGTGGCTATGTTATAGATGAACAGTCAGACGAAATCAAGTTCGCTGATTTAGTATAAAGAAAAGGAAAAGGGAAAATGAAAATAAAAACACTAATAGAACACTTACTAAAAGATAATGATTTGGAAGATGAAATTATTGTTGATTGGTTTGAAAAGTCAATGTATGAAGACTTACTATTCAATAAAGAAGATAAGTACACACGCAAAGAATTTGATAAAGCGTGGTTAGCTATTCAAGAAAACGGGCAGGAAGAGTTATCTAATATGTTGTCTCACTATAACCTTGATTACGATATTCGGAATATGGTTTTAGATGAGATAGATGAGATGAGAAAAACTAATGGATAATGATGAACTGCTACCTAAATGGTTTCCGCCCGCTAAAAAAGAAAAAACTGTTGGTTCTCTAGTTAGCAAGGCGGTAAGCATAAGTTTTATGGTGCTTTTTATCTTTGTTTTCCATATTTGTTTAGAGTTTATATTTCAAAAGTCAGAAGGGAAAAAGTAATGAATTGGTATTCGTATTCGGTTGGAAAATCTGGTTTCAATCAAGTTGTAGGCGATATGGTGGAAGCCGATACTATCGGTCAGGCGATATCTATAATTCGGTCTGAAATCGGTTATTTGGTTCAGTTATCGGTTAGGCGGTCTTACTATGGTGAAACTGATTGCGATAACTTTACCTTTAGCGGTCATATGCAACATAATAAGTAATTCGGTCATAATTCGGTCTAAATTCGGTCAGTATTTGGTTTGGTTTCTCCTATCGGTCAGCCTAAGCCATAGCCTAAGCCCCCGCCGTTTTGGTTGGGGGCTTTCGCCTATCTGTAAAGTCTTAGCACACAATCAAGCAAGACACGCTAAAAAACGATAACAATTACGATATCTAACTGTTACCGTTTCGTTATCTTAATATCTAGCCTAAACACGCTTTTATATGTAACACTTAGGGAGTGGCAATAAAGCCACACTAAACGAAAAGGGAAAAAATGAACAAGCAAGAAAAGGCAGAACTAGAGACACAAGCAAAGGACTACGCTAGGCAAATTCACGCCATAGTTACAGGGCAAGGCGGGAGTTTTGAGGTAGTTATACATAAGACAAGCCAATCTAATATGACTTGGTATTACTCGGTAAACTTGTGGTATTTTGACGAGAAACTAGGGCGGGTTAGGTCTTGGAACTTGAACTATGTTATGAGCCAATTCCTAGGGTTTGGAAAACTAAAAGACGAGAGACACCTAAAAGGCAACGGGGTAGGGACTGAAAGGAGTTTCCAGACAATCTATAACCTAGGGTTAGCGGTCTCTAAGGCGCTAAATTGGGCAGACTTTATAGACATTAAAGCTAGGTTTGGCGTTGAGTTTCAAGAAAACCCTTGGCGTTACGCTTATGTTTACACCGATAAAGTTACAGCAGTTTACTAAGAAAGGGAAAAGAAAAAAATGAACGAGACAATTTTAGAAAACATACTAAATGAGTTCCGAAAGATAGGACTAATAGAGTTGCCAGAAAATGTTTTGGTATATTTCGCAGACCCCGACAAAGTGGCAGAGACCCCCTACCATATGGCAGGGGAGTTATTTAAGGATATGTATCACGAAGACCGTCTTGGTTATATCAATGTATCTTGGGGCAAATGGAATATCGTTTTAGGGTATGGCGACAGGAACGGTTCGGAAATGTGGGACGGCGTTTGGTCTTGGTCTGTTCAATACGATTACAACACTTATCCCGATTACTTTTCGGGCGAAATAAATAACGGCTCACCCGATTATGTAGTTTGGACATTGTTCGCACAACTAAGCGAACAAGTAGAAAAGTTAAGGGCTATCAATGCGTAAATCTGTTCTTATCGCTAGGGAACTTGTCGGGACTATGTTCTGGCTTTTTGTCTGGTGGTCTAGCCTTTGGGTTGTCTGTTTGCTTTTCGTTTAGCATCCTAAAACGAGAAACCCCCGTCTATTTTGGCGGGGGTTTTCTGTTACCTAAATGTAACAATGACCCGCCAATATTCGGCAAACCTGAAAAGCCTATCCCCCTAAAACGCCCTAAAATGCCCTTAGAGACCTTGACCCCCTAAACTGACCTACCACACCAGACCACCCCTAAAAGTGTTTCTAGGGGCAACCTGACAAGCCTAGTTTGTTATCTAACTGTTATAAACTGTGGGCGTGTCTAAACTAAATATATGCTATGGGACACACGCTAAAAGAAAGAAACTAAAAGCCTTACCATATGCCACACCTAAAAGTCAATAGCAAACGATAACAATTTTGTTATCTTATCGTTACCGAAACGACACCTAAAACGCTACCTAAACACGCCCCTATATGGGACTATATAGATACAACTAAATAACTAAAATAACCAACACAACGAAAGGGAAAAAAGAAAATGACCAAAGTAGCAATTAGAGAATTAGTTAGAGAACTAATCATATTAGAGAAAAATGGAACACTAACTAACGATTACAAAATGCCAAACCTAAGCCATACAGAAAACGCCTATTTTTGCGAATTGCTAGAAATGGCAACTTTCGCAATAAACACCGCCCAAAGTAAAAACTAACAACACAAGAAAAGGAAAAAGGGA